AATGACATGCAGATTACAGAAGACAACTACAACGACATCCAGTATGTGACAGCTCACGACGACTGCGGTACATGCCGCGGACACCTAGAGTTCGCACTCGCAAACTTCAAGCGCACACCATCGATTGAATCGATGACTGGGGACAATGACTGCTTCGGTAAGGTCTACATCGCGTAGGCCTTGCCAGGGTCATAATCTAGGGATGATAAAGTGTACATATCAGCTAGGCACTCCGCCTGACTGAACGACGAAGGGACAAATAATGGAAACACTACTCAACAAGCCAGCGATTGGCGAAGGAGCTACGGTCAGCTACTGCGCTGACTCGCACGCAATGACAATCATCGCGGTCAGCGATAACGGCAAGACAGTTACCGTTCAGCGGGATTCCGTCAAGCCAGCAGATCACGCAAACATCTACCGTGGCGCCAACTACAACAACATCTGGGTGACCACACCAGACCCAGCCGGAGCGACAATGGTCTTCACCCTCCGCCAGAATGGCAAGTACGTGGCGCAAGGTGAGCCAATGCGGTCAGGGACTAAGCTCCACATCGGCAGCCGCCACGAATACTACAGCTACGAGTTCTAAGTAAGGACTCAGGGGCCAGGCTCGAGAGGGCCTGGCTCCCCCTCCCGGGGGGAATCTAGGGATGATAAATTGATCTCATCAGCAAGGCGCTGGTAACGACGAAGGGACAAATACAATGAATAAGAAATGGGCACTCCTCAAGGGATCAGATATCGGACCAATGGGCCGAGGACAATCCGGCAAAAAGAAGATCTACGAGGTCACGGTGACAGACACCACACTCCACTGCTCGTGGGGAATGGCCGAGAAGACCAACCGCCAGTCAAGCACGCAGGTGTTCCGCACCAGCCAGCAAGCACTCGCAGCCGGGTACGCCAAGGTCAACAGCAAGATGGACCGCGGGTACGCAGTAGCCTACTCGGTCTGACCAGACCTCAACCCAAGGCCTCACCTCAGCAGCAAAGCTGGGGTGGGGCTCAGAGGCGCTCAGAAGCCCTGAGTGCCCTTGCGGTATCCACATCAGGTATTTAGGTAGCACGAGCACAGACCAAGTTCTAGGGCCTCTGGCAACACTCCAAAGCGAGGTGCCTTGCGGGCTAAGGTCCCAGGGCACAGTTCTAGGGATGATAAAGTACTACTATCAGCCAAACCGACTGGTAACGACGAAAGAAGACAAAATGACCACATACACAGTAATGATCGCCGATGGCGGTGGAAGCGAAGTTTACATCTCGGGCGTCACGCTCGAGCACGCCGAGACTCTTGTCGCGACGAACAAGCTTCAGAATGAAGTGAAGTACACAGGCAGCGTCCTGTACATCCGCGGACTCAAGAAATAACCGACGAAAGGAAACAACATGACAACATACGCACCACCATCAGAGAAGCAAGTGGCTTTCCTCAAGTCACTGCTCGGCACCCGTGAGGTTGACGAAGCGGTGAAGAGTGATTTGCTCGAGCAGTTAGAACTTGACGTCCTTGAGAAGCGCATCGCAAGTGAAGCGATTGACTCGCTACTCAAGTTGCCGAAGTTGCCGAAGTCAACCACGCCGTCGCCGTTCCAAGAACTACTGCGGAGCATTCCAAAGTCGCGGTACGCAATTCCGGTTGATGAACTCGAGTTGACAGATGCGACAGACTCCTTCACAGGCGACTTAGTATTTGTTGAACTCAAGGAGTACATGCAGACAATGTACATGCGCCAGTTACACGGTGCCCCAGGTGGCTTCAGTCGCTCGAAGCTCACAATAGAATCCGTGAAGGCGATCATCGCAATTGTTGCGACTGACCCATACAAGTACACTCGCATCTTCGGTGAGCACTACACATGTTGCGGGTCATGTGGAGCAGAGTTGACTGACACCAAGTCACGTGAACTCATGCTTGGACCGGAGTGCCGCAAGAAGTTTGGGAGGTAGGAACATGAGCACATATTCAATCACGCGCGCAATTGACAAGGCCATACTTCAATTTTGGTACTTGCGGGTGTCTATCCGAGTCGGACTTGTTGTTGCAGGTCTTGCAACGTTCATCGCGGTCATCGTATGGCAAGGCAATGACGACAGCAAGTACCACTGTGACAATGGTGGCTTGGCAGTTGTCATTCATGAAGGCGACACACTTTGGGACATCGCCAAGCAGTACTGCACAGGCAGCACCGTGACAGCGGTTGACGACTTGTACAAGATATACGGTTCCACCCTGTACCCAGGTCAGATCATTCATTTGACATCAACCGACTGACGCGGTCAACATACATGGCCTGACTCGTGTAGAATAAGTTCATGGCCAAAAGCATAATGGAGCAACTCGCACTGCTTCCTGTCGATGAACAACGAGTGATACTCGATGGCATGGACATGGAACAATTGATGTGGGACTGGAGAGCATGGGCTCGCCCTGAGCAACTGCCACCGTCGGGAGACGATTGGGCAATCTGGTTGTACCTTGCGGGACGTGGCGCTGGCAAAACTCGAAGTGCTGCTGAATGGGTGCGTGACATGGCGAAGCGAACTGACAAAGGTCAATTGCGCTTTGCACTCGTTGCTCGTACTGCGGCTGACGTTCGTGACGTCATCGTTGAAGGTGAGTCAGGTATCATCTCTGTTTCACCACCGAGCGAGCGTCCACTGTATGAGCCGTCAAAGCGACGACTCACTTGGCCGAACGGCAACACTGCAACATGCTTCACTGCTGATGAGCCTGACGGACTTCGTGGTCCGCAATTCCACTATGCTTGGGCTGACGAGATTGCTGCGTGGCGTCAATCACCTGATGCTGCGGGTATGACATCGTGGGACAACTTGCGTGTTGCTTGCCGTCTTGGTTCCTCACCTCAGATTATCTGCACCACCACACCAAAGCGAGTACCGATGCTGTACGCCCTGCTCACTGAAGCAGAGAAGACAGGCCGCGTAGTGGTGTCACGTGGTTCAACACTTGACAATGCGGGTAACCTCTCAGCAACGTACCTCGATGCAATCACAGGCGTGTACGCAGGTACTCGCCTTGCTGCACAGGAATTGTTTGGTGAGATGCTGAGTGATGTTGAAGGCGCACTCTGGACAATTGAATTGCTTGAACGCTCACGTGAGACTGCATTCCCAGTCGGCGCGCAACTTCGCTGCGTGGGTGTTGACCCATCAGTTGCTGAGAACCCACGTGACGAATGCGGGATTGTGGTATGCGCATCGAGTGGTGAGCGCGATCTATACAAGAGGCACGCTTGGGTACTTGAGGACGCATCAATCCATGGCTCACCTGAGCAGTGGGCGAACAAGGTAGTTGACATGGCTCGCAAGTACTCATGCCCAGTCGTGGCTGAAGTCAACCAAGGTGGTGCGCTCGTTACTAATGCGATCCTCGCGATTGACCCATCAATCAAAGTACTCGAGGTGCATTCAAAGTTCGGTAAAGCATTGCGGGCTGAGCCTGTGACACTCGCTTATGAACAGGGACGCATCCACCACGTCAACTACCTGCCTGACCTTGAGTCACAGATGTGTTCATGGATTCCCGGTGAAGGTAAGTCACCTGACAGAGTCGACGCACTCGTGCACGCTCTCACAGCACTCGTGATCAAGCCACCGCCTGGTTTCGTAGGCGGTACGATCACAGCACGGTCGCCATCATCGAAGCGCATTGCAAGTTTGCGGGACAGCGTGCTCGGTGGAGGCAGAGGTGGTGCAAGAGTGTTCATACCTCGTACCAAGTAATCACGTATGCGGTGAGAGTATATGATGAAGCAATGAACACTGACAACACTCATGAACACGATGCGCCTGTGGCAGTCGAGGTACCAGAAGTAATTGCTGTACCAGAAGTAATCGCCGAAGTAGAAGTACTCGCCGAAGTAGAAGCACCTGCGGTACTCAATGTACCTGCTGAGCCACAAGCATCTGCGCCACTTGACAAGTTTGAACTACCATCGCCAGCACCTGATGCTTTCGTAAAGCGTGCAGGTGTAGTCGTTACCGGAGGTGCAACAGACTCCGTGTATCTTGACAAGTGCGTGTTCAAGAATACGGGTGCTCGCAAATCACTCTCAGTTCATCACCTTCAACGTCGCCTCGTCGAGTTGGGTTACCACAACGCACTCGGAGATCCTGACGGCTGGTACGGTGACGATACTCGTGCTTGCGTTCATGCATTTCAGAAAGACAGCAACATTGATGGCGATGGCATTATGGATGCCACCACACTTGAAGCGTTGTTTGCTCGAGATCCACACGTGACCGTCGTACTCGTCAACTAATACTCTTGCGGGTGGGCCTCGCTCGCCTCACCACACTCGCCACACCTACTCGCCACGGTGAGTGCACGGTAAATGTATGCGCGGTTCATTGCGCGGTTCATTGTGAAGCACCTCACTCAGGCGCACGCCTTTCGTTTCAACTTTGCGATTGCGCACCTCACCCAACACGTGTGGCCACTCGCAATGCCATGCGGGTGACCTTTATGAACACGCCTTCACATGCGGGCACACCTCACTCGCCATGCGGTGCACCTCATCACGTGCGCCTCACGCCTTCACGTGTACCTCACGTGTACCCCATCACGTGTACCCCATCACACCTCATGCACGCCTCGTAGGCACCTCACCTGTGCACCAAACACGCGCACCACTGCCACACGCCTTCACGCCTCACTGGCACCCTCCGCGAGTGCCAAACACGTGTTCATGATGCCCACTTTTGGCCCTCTTCTGGGGGCCTCTCAGGGCCTCTCAGAAGGCCTCATTTTGACCTCACTTTTGGCCCTTGCTTTTGACGAAACCCTTGCAATCATTGGACATTAGACAGCCATATAACATAAGGGTTTGACGACTGCCTGTCATCAAACCATTGCAATCATTGGACCTTAGAAAGCCTTATGTTACAAGGGTTTGATGAAGGCACACCATGAAACCCTTGCTATCATTGGACATTAGAAAGCCTTATAGAGTAAGGCTTTGATGATGACACCTCGTCAAACCATTGCAATCATTGGACATTAGAAGACCAATGATACCAACGGTTTCATGGCACCTTGCCCTCTAACCATTGCAATCATTGGCTTTCAGAAACCGTTATAACATAAGGGTTTCATGGAAACCAATCCCGAGTGGACGCTCTATAACCGCTGCCCTCTCGCAGGCTAAAACCATTAACCATAATGTACTATTTCTCTAGCTGTACAAATTCCCCAAAGCCTTTTTATCCTTAAGGTACAAATTCCTCTGTTGTACACAAGTTTTCCGCTGCGGCTATGATACGTTGAAGACATGGCCAAGCAAGTTCTTCCACATTCTGAGCGTGAGTTTCTCGCCGTCCTTAATGGTAATGAATTAAAAGCGCGAGTAAAGGCGCTTTCAAGTGCGGGTTGGTCACTTGGTGCGATTGCCGATGCGTTCACTCCTCCCAAGCAACGTTCATCCATCCGTGTATGGGCCACTGGCAATACGCAAACACGTCCCGACCATCCACCTATTCCCTCAATCTCTTCCCCTTCTTCTCCGAGATCACGTTCTATCTTACCCGCAGCGGAAAAATCCGCCTCGGCGCATAAGCACAAGCGCGTCCGCCGTGCATACGATCCGACCAGTCCTTTGCTTACTCACGCCAAGCAACAACAAATACAAAAGCTCTCACCACTTGCGAGACAGTATAGAGCTCGAGCAAATCCAAATGGCGTCTACGCAAAGGCAAACGTTGAACTTACAGAACTATGTAAGGATCTATACTTCAAGCAAAATGTCTCTGTCCGAGAGCTTTCCGACGCCGCAGGTGTTACCTACAGGGCGATGGCTCGAAGAATTGGCGTAGGAAAGTAGCTAATGCAAATAAAATACGATGTCTTTCCTGCACAGGTTCTAGTTTGCCCGGCGCCTGAAGATAACCAATATGAAGCCTATAGCGCTCTTACCGTTCTTGACGGCAAGCAGATTGCACACTCGCGGAAAGTTGAAGCCGTACGAGTAGTGCTGTACGGCGGCAATGTTTTGATAGCAGGCGATGGTCAAAACGGACCGATGCTTATCTTTAAAGAAGGCTATAACGAAGAAACCCTAGACTTGACAACAGAACGGAACAAAGGAACGTCTCGCCTAGTAACCACATCTGGAAAAGTAGTAATCTTCAGCAAAGACAACAACTGCGGCTGCGGCAGTATGCTGCGCGCATGGAATCCGTACGGAACCCTGTACTCAGTGAAGGACCCAACAGGAACAGAATGACTCGTATAATAGACTACACAATCATGGCTTTGGCCATTTACCGAATCACAAGACTTGCCACAACTGACGTTGTCTTTAATAAGTATCGCAATCGTATTTGGAAAAAGTATCCAGCTTCCGAAGGCGGTTTGGGATACTTAATTACCTGCCCGTGGTGCGTCAGCATCTGGGTATCATTGCCTGCTGTAGTTATGTATAGAATAAACACTGACTGGACAGTTGTTGTATTAAGCATCTTTGCTTTTTCAACTATCGTCGGGTTTCTTAACCGCGTTGATTGACATACAAACACACTAAGCGTGTTAGTATGCCTTAGTCAACTCCGTTGTAACGACTATAGGAGATAACGTGGGCGTTTTCCGCCGAGATTTTATTGAGCCAACACGCAGGACTGGCAAGCCTGTAGCACGATCATCCGCGCAGCCGACCTTTCCTTCTTCCCCAGGATATTCTGTAGCACAGTCAGCACCATACTCAGCGCCACGAGCTTTGACAGCAGCGGCCGCACAGGTACGAGTCAATGACAAAGGCGAAGCCGAACAGTTTAAGAACCGTCGTGCCGCAAGCTCGTCTGCTTGGCAGTCAGAGGCTTGGGAATACTACGATGCCATTGGCGAAGTCAAGTACGCCTTTAACTTAGTTGCGTCAGTTGTTTCACGTATTCGTATTTATCCAGCAGTAATTGAAAACCAAGCTGAAACTCCAGTGTCGGTACGTAGCTCTTCTCAGATTGACCAGCGCTTAGCTGCAGCAGCCGAGCGCGCGCTTCTTCGTCTTGACTCAGCGTACGGTGGCCAAGCAGGATTGCTTCGAGATGCCGCGCTCAATATAAGCGTCACCGGCGAATGCTACTTAGTGCAAATGCCTGCGCAAATCGGATCTCAAATTCCTGAGTCGTGGGATATTCGCTCAGTTGATGAAGTACAAGTTGATGCAAAAAATACTTATGGAATTGTCGGTCGTAGGGACTTGCTCACTGGGAGTAACAACAGCGGTGGCGGAAATCGCAACAAGGGAATAGTTGCGCTGCCATCGACTTCGTTTGTTGGTCGCATCTGGCGCGCGCATCCACGATTTTCTGAAGAAGCCGACTCGTCACTTCGAGGACTGCTTGATCTTTGCGCAGAATTGTTGCTATTAAATAGAACGTTCCGTGCCACAGCTCGCTCACGCTTAAACGCTGGTGCGTTGTACCTTCCTGACGGACTCAGTGTTGCGGCATCTGCTGATCCTGATTATCCGTATGATGACGAGAACAATATGAATCCAGGTATCACGGCTGAAGAAGCTGGCGACGAGTTTGAAGATCAACTCATTGATGCGATGACAACGCCAATTCGTGATGAAGATTCTGCATCAGCAGTTGTTCCTTTGATTATCCGTGGTCCTGCTGAGCTTGGCGACAAGATTAAGCAATTCAAGTTTGAGCGCTCGTTTGACCCGGCGCTTGCGCAACGAGCTGATCGCGTCTTAGACAGAATTCTTCAAGGACTTGACGTTCCAAAAGATATCGTCACTGGTCTTGCGAATGTTCGCTATTCAAATGCATTGCAAATTGACGAGTCACTGTACAAAGCACATATTGAACCGTTAATGCTACTTATCGCTGACGCACTTACAGTTGTTTACCTTCGTCCGTACCTTATTGCTAACGGTTTTGATGAAGGCGACGTAAGGCGTATCACCGTATGGTACGACCCAAGCGCCGTCGCAACTCGTAATGACAGAGCAGCTGACGCTGACTCCGGCTTTGATAGAAAAGCTATTTCGTTTGATACATGGAGGCGTGCACACGGTTTCAGCGAAGCAGATGCGCCGACACCGGATGAAGTCGCACTTCGTATGTTGTTTGAAAAAGGAAGCATTTCTCCAGAACTTACTGAGTCAATGATTGGCGCGTTCGCTCCAGAGATCATAAAAGCTACTAGAGCAGCTCAACAAGCTTCAAGCGTAGCTCCAATGCCCGCCAACATAATGGACATGTTGCAAGGTGGACAGCCAAGCGCCGCACCACCGCCAGAGCAACCTACACAAGGACCTCCACCAGAGACGTTAGCAGAACCGCAAGTGGCCGTGGACTTAGGTCCTCAAGCGCCACCGCAGTAACATCGCGTAGGAGAACTAAGTGAACACGAACTGTCAGTCATGTGACATAGCATGCGTTTGCACAGCAGGTGCATGTGTTTGTATGCCAGAATGCACGTGCGGTTGCCGCGACGTGACTGGCGTGATTGTAATAACTGACGCCGCTGACGGATACACAAATGGTGGAATGCGTAGTGGCAAATACGTCATACCAGAAGAGAGCGAACTTGCAGATGCTCTCATTGAGATAACGCAAAGGTACGGCAAGTTCAATAGCGATGACACTGGTGTCTGGGCTGGATACACGCCAGGCGCGCAAAACGAATTAGCCAGCATCGGCGTTAAGTGCGGCAACTGCATTCTATATGAAGGCGGCACTTCTTGTAAAATAATTGAAGCGCAAGTCGAGCCAGACGGGTATTGCCGTTTTGCGCTTATCCCAGATGGGACGGTAACCGCTGCAGCGTCTAAGCCCGCACCGAAAAAAGATCGCATACGTGGATCAGATACAAATAAAAAAGGATCTGCATCTGGCGGTAAAAAAATAGTTTTTTCTGACAAAGTAGAAAAGGCTTTATCAAACAAAGTAGAAGAGCATAATAAAAAAGCGTCTGAAGGAAGAAAAGCTACTCTTTCAATGCTCAAGGCAGTTTATCGCCGAGGCGCCGGTGCATTTTCAAGTTCGCACAGGCCAGGAGTTGGCCGTGACCAATGGGCAATGGCTCGCGTTAATGCGTATCTTCGTCTGCTAAGGACTGGCCGACCAGCCAATCCAAACTACAAACAAGATAATGACCTTCTTCCTGCTAAGCATCCTAAGTCGTCGAGAAAAGATTTAGCGATTACAGCATCGGCAGCTGCAAGTGCTGAATTGATTGTTCACATAGAAAGTAAAGATGCGTACATGTCACCTGAGCATGCGATATTGCGCTTTACAGAATTCTCAGGACTAAACTACGACTCAGTTCCTATTTTTCGCGCAGCTTGGATGCGCGCTGTAGCTGCTAATGAAGATCCGTACGAAAGAACATCACAGTTGGCAATAACAATGTACAATAGTAAAGACGCAGATCTGCTACCACGCAAAAAGACAGGCGATAAAAAATGAGCAACTTGCATAATGGATCTAAATTACGCAAAAAAGATGTACACAGCATTCGTGAGGCAATTCTCTCGATGGTACAAGAAGCGAACCTTCGCACTCTTCCTGAGCGTAGGGTGTCTGACAAAGCGGCTATCACTGTTGCTAACAGGGATCTTGAAAAGACAAAAAACGCAAGTGTAGCAAAGCGCGAGTTTTCCGCGCTTCGAGCAGTTGGCTCGTTTATCTCTCTTGCAACGATTAACAAGGTAACTGAAGCATCGCTGCAAAATAGTGATCTATTGGCTATCGGACATCCTTTCTCAACAAAAGCACACAGCATGACCGCAGCTTCGCTGCGCAACGAGCGCGCTAAGTGGATTGCAGCTGACGAATACATCGACAGCTCAATACGCTCTTTGGTTATTAAAGCTCATGGATATGAAGAAAATTCAATGGAGCGAGCACATGCTTTTGCACGACTCGCTGCAATGGGACCAGGATTCGTGCCAATCACTGCATCGATTGATCTCAATACTGCTACATCCGCGTACACCGAGTTCGTATTTGGCCTTGGCCTTGGCGGCAACTCAGATATGGCTAGAAGGCTTAGGGCGAAAATGCAACGCCGTGACCGCCTTGGACGTTTTGCATTTATGGGCGGTGGATTCTCGTTTAGCTTCCGCAGCAAAGATGGCAGGTTTAGCAAAGTATCTGGCCGTGTAGTTGGCGCATCTGGCGATCAAGATAGCATCGACATTGAAGTAAAGAATCATCCAAGACTCGCTGACGGTATTTATGCTATGCCGTCATCTAGAGGTACCGCAGTTAGAGCCATTCTTGATGATGAAATCATTAAAGATCTGCCACAGGCTGACATTGATATAGCAGCAGATGATGTATTTGTCGACGAAGCAAGTCTTACGCGAATGATGGCTCCGACTGGCTGGACCACAGAAGAATCGTCAACTCAAGGTGGCAAAGCAGTCAGCTGGGTTCACAAGAGTGAAGACGGTTACGAGGTCTATGACTCACCAGGCGATCCTTTCGGTCGCTTTCAATTGCGCAGAGAAAAAGGCAATGGCGCAAGACAACCTTTTCCAAAAGTTAAGTCATGGGCAGACGTTCAAAAGCAAGCAATTTCAGACCAAGATCTTTACAAAGACTATCTTGAAAAAGAGCAAATCAATCAAGATAAAAACAAAGCGTTTGATGAAGCAGCAAAGTCTGGTGAAGGCCCTCCTAGTAAGGCGCTTCCCGGCCGAGCTTGGGTCAAGCATGAAAACGGACAATGGTATGAGCGCGAGCTTGGTAGAAACTATGACGTTGCAGACGAAGAACTTCAGAAAATAGCTAAAGAAGCTACTGGACCATACCTCCCACCGAAAGACAACGACTTCGGTAAAAAATACAAAACCTCAACAGGTAAGTGGAAAGAATGGGACGAAGGCAGTGATGAGTCTTGGCAGTACAAGCAGGATTATCAAAAGCGTCTGAACGGTGAATACTCAAAACTTAAGCGTCTGCAAGAAGCGCAAAAGGCTGGACTGTTTGATCCAAAGTCAGACATCGCTACTGTGCGCGACATCAATGGCGACAGCTCAGTAGGCGAGCAACTCCGTAGCGCTATCACCGATACTGCGGCAGTGCGGTTTAACTATGATGGAAAATACGATGTTCAGTTCACTCCGAAAAGCTCGTATGTAAACAAAAAAACTGGCAAAACAAACTTTGTTGGTTTAGACACTAAAGGCGTACAACGCACGTATGCTGCTGACAAAATTGCTCCACCAAAGTCGGCTGCAAAAACAGAAGTAAAAGCAACAATTCCAGATGCACCAGAAGCTCCACCTGTAGACACAACACCAGATGTTGTTGATCTCAAAGCTGCAATTGAAGGAATGAAACTTGGCGAAACTAAAGAATACGTTGCAGGTCTCGCAGCTAAAAAACAAAAAGTACGATTCAACTACAGCGGCTCAGAGCGGGTCGTTGAGCCGATTGAAGTATGGGTCAATGGCCAGACAGGCCGAATCAACCTACGCGCCATTGACAAAGACGTAAAGAAGAACTTTAGCTTTGACAAGATTGAAGCACCTAAGCCTTCAGAGCGCGACATCGCACGTGACCAGCGCAACGCGGACCGCGTAGACGAAAACATCAACAACCCAGACAACTGGGAACTAAAGCCAGTGGGGTACCCCGCCACGCGAAGTGAGTGGAACTACATTGGCCCACGGCCACGGTCCGAGGACAGCGTTGGTCCTTACATTTCGCCACCACAGTCTGTTCTTGACAAGTATGCTAAAGACTTGTTTGGCCCTAAAGACGGCGGCCCTAACGTAGACGAAACTGACACAAGCACAGACTTCCCGATGAGTCCAGAAGAGCGTGCAGCAGCTAAGGCCCGACCTAGCGAGCGCGTGACAAATCTTGACGGACTAAAAGGCGATGAGCTTACAGCAGCCATTGATAAAGCAATAGCAGACAAAAAGCCACTTAAGTTTACATACCACGAAAAAGAGCGCCTGGTTCGCCCACTCGAAGTATGGACAAATCCAAAAACTGGAAAAGTCAACTTGCGTGCTGTTGAGGCCGATGCCGATACTGATAAGAACTTTACACTTGAAAAAATTGGCAAACCAGTTGATGAGAAAATCAAACAAATTGATGCCGATGACATTATCAACATGCCACAAGAGCAGCTCGATGACGTTGTCGATGCGCTGTGGCCAGCAGCGGCTCCTTCACAGCAGGTAGCGCCAGAAGCAACAGGCCGTCGTATTGTTGATGCATCAAGCAGCACTGCAGTTGAGCGCGTTGAATACGACCCAGCTACAAAAGAATTGTTCATTCAATTCAAGTCATCAAAAGATGGAAAGGGTGGTGGCGTTTACAAGTACAGCGACGTTGCTCCCGAGTTTGTAGACAGACTTGAAAGCGGATCAATTGGAAAAATGATTCCAGAACTCAAGAAGAATAACTCTTCTGAGAAACTAGATGAATTCCCAGCAGGCGGAAGCGGAGGCCCAGGCGAGCCACCAGCAGGCGGCCCAGTCGTACCGGGGAACACCGGTGACGATGCTGTTGATAAACTGCGCCAAGCACAGGCGCTCATCGCCGAAATGGAAGACTCGGGCGCGTTTGATGCTGCAAAAGTAGATGACGCAATAAAGCTTGTCAATAGCGCATCAAGTGATTTTGATTCTTTCGTAAAGTCAAAGGATGCTGTCAACCAAGGCAACGCTGAAGGTCAAATTAAGAATCTTTTAGAAGAACTCGACGATCTTAAGTCTAGAGAAGATGTTGATCTTGCTCCTAATTTTGATGACTATATTCTTGACGTTGAACTCGACGTCATAAGATTCGGCGAGTCAGACGATGACGGCCCAGGCGAGCCACCAACAGGAGGACCATCAGCAGGCACCCCAGGTGACGATGCTGTTGATAAACTGCGCCAAGCACAGGCGCTCATCGCCGACTTGGAAGACTCAGGCAAGTACGATGCTAAAAAAGCAAATGCTGCAATAAAACTTGTCGAAGAAGCATCGAAAGATTTTGACTCGTTCTTGATGTCAAAGGATGCTGTCAACCAAGGTGATGCTGAAGGTCAAATTAAGAATCTTTTAGAAGAACTTAAGGACCTTAGGAACAGAAAAGATGTTGATCTTGCTCCTAACTTCGATGACTACCTTCTCGATGTTGAGGCTGACATCATACGATTTAGCGAACTAGACGATGACGGCACGGGAGGCCCAGGTGCCCCAAGCGAGCCACCAGCAGGCGGCCCAGTCAATCCTGACAAGTACGAAACAGAGTACGGCTTTGACTATCCTAAAAAAGTTACCGACGAAAACGGCAACCAAGTCAGCCGCGTGATTGTCGATGTTGTCACAGAAGACATGTCGCTAGAAGAGATTGAAAGAGACTTCAAGAAAAAGTTCCCTGGTGGCGCGATGAAAGTTATTCGTCAACGCGGAACTAACGGTTGGCCCGAAGTGCAATACGACGTTCGTCCAGGAGACGAAGACAAACTCGGTAAGTGGTACAGCGGCGACCTTGAGCCTTATGACTATGCCGGTGATGCCGACGCACTTGACGATGCCGATACTCGTAACTTGCCAACAGCTCAAGACTACATGGATGATCCAGCAGTTGCTGAAGATGCTGATGCCGGGTCGTTCTTTGATGAACCAATGTTTGATTCGCTATTTGATACGCCAGATGGCGCGTACAAACTTAATGTTTTCGAAGCGTATCGCCCAGTCGGAAGAACAACAGAAGACAGTGAAGATTTTACTGATGATCCAGACGTTCTTGCCACTAAGTTTGATGTAACAGAGCTTGGAAGAGCGCTGGCACAGGCAGTTCTTCCACTTACAAATGACCAAGCCACAGGTTACGGAAACCTTCCATTTGAAAGCGGCGACGAGCCAGTAAAAGCTGAGGCGTTGTACGAGGCGCTTGGTGCAGCGAGAATGACGCCAAACCTTGTTCTTGCTGGTCTATACGACTCGATGCTCGACCCAGAGCGTGGGCTAACTAATGTTGAGCGAATTACTGATGTTTCCCGCAATGACAGCTCGCTTGACAATGGCATTGATGATCCATTCACTGCTGAAATTCTTCCCGTGGCTGACCGCAGCGCAGAAATTGATGCTGCCATCGCGCTAAACGAAAAGATTGGCTCGTATAGATACGCAAGCAACGGCGTTCAAAAAATGCGTGATCATTCTGAGAATAATCCTAAAATGCTGGATATTGCAAAGGACCTGACACAGCGAGAGGATGATGATGTTCAATTTGACACCATCAACCTTATTGACTTGTTAGATAAATATCTCCCGTGGGCTTCGAGTAGCGATGCCGATGAGCGCGACGCGTTTAGAGGCCTTTGGGGAATGATGATGTCGCTTGATGGAGGAAGTTCCATTGAAAGCGACTCACGATTTGAAGGATTTAGGCGAGAAATTCTTAGTTCGTTTGAACGAAGGAGTGGAAACCCAACTCTTGCGCAAGACGACTATGACGAGTTCGTTCTACAGTATGGTGGTTTTCCAGAGTTCGTAGCTGGCAAGAAAGCTATCGCCGATGGACAAGACGATCTGTCCGCTGAAACAAGCGCTGCAGCATTTTTTAGACTTGTCAAAGCAAGTTCCCGCCCGAATACTGCTCCATTGTGGAGGTCAATCGGCGTAGCGGAAGGCTCGAGCGAGTTTCAGAAGTACACAGTACCTGGATCACGATTTGACATGGACCCGCGTTCATTTACCGCGCAGTCGTTAGAAACTGGGACATTTGGCGACATAGCGTATTCGCCTACTGACAAAAAAATTGAACGAGTAATCTTTAAACTAGATCCGGGCGACGGAGATACTATTTCAGCTGAGTCCGTTTCTTGGTTCCCAGACGAGCGCGAAAATATTGCATTTGGTTCATTTGAAGTTATTGAAGTAACGCGGCAACCGTCGCAGCTTGGCAAGACGCGTAATGACGATTACGTTGTCCGTATTCGTAAAGTTGATAGTGGCAATCAAACAGATGAGCAAAGCGCGCTGCCAGCGCCAGGGCAATTCTCCGAAGCAACGCAGCACGGAGACATTTCTGGTTGGACGCAGGTTGGCAATCAAGCAGGGTCTAACCCTGGAGGATTCTATGACGACCCAGCCGGGAACAGCTACTACATTAAACAAGCAAGGTCACAGTCTCATGCGGACAATGAAGCTCTTGCATCGGCCTTCTACAAAGAGCTTGGAGTGCCAGCCGCTGAAGTTGGTTTTGGCGAAAAAGACGGAGTGTTGCATTTAGTCACTCCGTTGATTGATGGTGCTACACCAAACTTTGAAGAAAAAGTGTATGGCGGAGACAATGAATACGTCAAGAAAGTCCAAGACAACTTCGCAGTTGACGCGTGGCTTGCTAACTACGACATTGTTGGAATGGTCTATGACAACGTTGTTTCAGATGCAAACGGCGAGCCAGTAAGAGTTGATCCAGGCGGCGCGCTGATGTGGCGAGCTCAAGGCAAGCCAAAGCCATGGTTTGGTGACACTGTTGACGAGCTCGACAGCATGCGCGATCCAGATGTTAACGAGCAAGCAGCTAACGTATTTGGCACAATGAGCGATGATCAAATCAAAGCAAGCGCGCAAAAAGTTGCTAACCTTACGCCAGAAAGAATTGAAGAAATTATTGACTCGGTTGTCACAAGCCCAGACGATGCTGCACTTCTCAAGGAGCGGTTGCTAAACCGTCGTCAATACATTATGGATCGTTTTGGCTTTGAAGAGCCTACAGACGTTCTCGGTGAGCCACAATCAATTGCTTCAGAAATGGGCATTGCTTCTAAGGATCTTCAAGCAGGCGATGTCACTGTTGGCGATTCATTCGTTATTGAGCGCATATTCACTGATGCAGATACTAAGAAAGGCAAGGTAAGCGTTCAAGGATACTTCCCTGGCCACGAGTCACAAGTTAAGCAGTGGAACGAAAACACAGTCATTATGGCAACACGAGGCGGACAGCTTCCTGCTAAAGGCGACGCACCAGCGTTACACAGACCAGTCGCGCCTGCCAAGCCGCAGCCTGCCGCTTTCACTGGCTCAATCGCAGATGAACTCTCTGGAGCTCAAAGCTGGGACGAAGTTCGCAGCATCCTACGTGGAAAAACAATCGTATTCTTTGACTACGAAACAACTGGATTCCCAGACAAGAAGACAGGCGACAAGAGCAGCAACCAACCAGCGCAACTTGGCGCAGTAAAAGTTGTTGATGGTCAGATAGTTGACCGTTTCAACTTGTTCATGAATCCAGAAGAGCCTCTTGGCGGTTGGTCGCGCGATAACCTTAAGGGCGCAGACGGCACTCCACTAACCGATGAGCAACTTGCCACGGCACTGGACAAAGGCGAAGCGCATAGGCAGTTCATTGAATGGGCTGGCCAAGATGTGATTTTAGCAGCACACAACGCTCCATTTGACCTTGGCGTTATGAATGAAACGCTTGGCAAAAAAGGACTAGAGTACGCGCCAACCGGTGGAGTTATTGACACTCTCAAGCTTGCGCAAACAGTGATTGCATCAAAGAAAGCTGCAGCTCATCACGTAAACAAAGATCAAATTAAGACTGGAGACCCGAGTGGGCCAGATACCCACCGACTAGGCGACCTTGCATCTCACTTTGGCGTTGAACTTGGAGACGGGTGGCACACTGCAGATGCCGACTCTGAAGCAACGTCAAACGTCTTAAACTCTCTTATTGACTACGCAGCCGGAGCAGACGGTGGAGACACGTCGCTCCGCAGCGTTCTTGATGCGGGTGACAGCTACCAAAGCAACATGGCCGAGTTTGAGGCAAGAAGTGCACAGTTCAAAGATGAGCTAGCTAACTATGAAATACAAAAAGCAATTGCCGCAGCATGGAATTGTCGTGGTGGAACAGTTGCAAGTATCGCAGCTCTTATCGCAGCAATTGACGACCCAGACTGCAACGTCCCGTCAATTGATGACCTTATCAAGGCAGCAACTCCTGGTGGTACAGACTTTGTAGATCCAGAAGGTCTTCATACAGGAGATTCTTCTACGGGAGACGCTTACACGCTAGAAGCAGAAGAAATCCCAGAGATGGACGGCGTTGAGCCTCCGTTTATTCCAGGAATTGAAGATCCAGACGATGAATTCCGTCCAAGCGATCAGCAGCAGGCAGTAGTTGAAGCTTTGTTTACTGGCGGCGACATTGTTATTCGCGCAGCCGCTGGCGCGGGCAAGACGAGCACACTAAAGATCCTCGCACGACGACTACAAAAGCACAAGCCAAAAGAGCGCGTGGCGTACATTGCCTTTAACGCTACAGTTGCCGCTGAAGCTCGTGAATCGATGCCATCAAATGTTGAAGTACGCACCGCTGACTCTATTTCAGTCAACTGGACAAAACTGAACTTTCCAAAGTTGCATAAGAAAAAGGGCGCAAAAGATACGCTTTACAGCCCTAGTGACATAGCTACTCATCTTAAAGTTCCAGCGATGACTGGAATGGACAATAAAGGCAAGCCAGCAAAACTGCCAGTGTCAGAGTCTGTCAAAGAATTGCGTAAGGCAATTTACCAATTTACCATCAGTGCTGATAAAGAAATAGGACCACAGCATTTTGACTCCGATGCAGTAGAAGCTTCAGACATACCAAAGCTTGTTGAGGCCGCAGAAAGATGGTGGGCAGACATCTTAAGCGAAAACGGAAAAATGCTGTTTAGCTTTCCGCACATGAAAAAGATGTGGGCGCTTTCAAACCCAGATCTATCAGATGACAGTGGCGGGCTTAAGACTCCAGCAAGCGTTATTTTTATGGATGAAGCGCAAGACATTAACCCGGTCTTAGGCCGTGTTATTGCAGCACAGACAGCCCAAAAAGTCTACGTTGGCGACGAAAACCAAGCTATCTACCAGTTCATGGGCGCAGAAGATGAGCTACAAAAAGTAACAGTTCAGCACGATCTTCCTCTTACTAAGTCATATCGTTTTGGCGAAGTAATCGCGAGAAACGCAAACAGGTATCTACGGTTTAAAGAACGGTTCCTCGGCGAAAAGAAGACTTTTGCTGTTGAGGGAGCAGGCAAGTTCCCTGGAGAAATAGTTGCGGCTGGGTCTATGAAAAACGCTCAAGCTGTGCTTGTTCGTTCAAACGCTGGCGCATTTAGAGAAGTGCGCACTGAACTTTTAAACGACAGAATAGTTGGAGTCACAAAAGGCTTCAAAGCAGACTTAGATAACTTCATCATAGCTGTTGACTGGCTTCAAGCACCAGAGGCCACGCGGGGAAGTCGCCCAATGCGGGTTCCAGAGGAACTCCGCGGATACAAGAATTGGGCAGAAATTGTCGACGAAGCCGCTAAGGAAGGCGACAGCGACTTTAGCCGCAAGACACGAATCTTAGTTGACGACGTTGAACAACTTGGACTCGAAGAACTTAAGTCATTGGCCAGCCGCGTCAAAGTACTTAAAGGCAAAGTCAATACAAAAGTTGTCGATGACGGCTCTCTTCCTGATCTTCCAGACGACCTGTCACCAGGCGTTGAAGGAGATGTTGGCCGTGACATTACTTTCTCAGTTGAAGAAGATGCAATTGTTCTTAGAGGAAGCACATACGGTGTAAAAGATCAAATAAAAACAGCCAATGGTGGTCCAGCAAAATATGACGGTGACCGCAAAGCTTGGATTATTCCAGCCAAAACAGACAAAGCTCGCCAAGCAGGACTTGAAAAACTTCAAAAAGTTCTTGCACCAGAAACAGTCGCAGAGGCGTCATACGTAGACGTAGTTGTTTCATCAGTTCACCAAGCCAAAGGCGCCGAGTGGGACGAAGTTCGCATGGGCAACGACTTCTTTGGGCCACGAAAGCCGAAGAAGTCTGACGGCGGCGAAGATGCCGATTGGATTATGCCAACCCCAGTTGAGCTCAACCTCGCGTACGTTGGCGTTACTCGAGCCAAGAAAACTCTTGACCCTGGCTCACTCAATTGGATTGATAGTTGGGTAAAATCAGATGACCCAGAAATTATGGGACTTGTTGACGGCGTGGTTGTTGCACCAGAAGCACCAGAAGCACCAGAAGCACCTACAGCAGCAAGTGAAGATGATTCAAGTGCGCCAACAACTTCTCCTGATGTTGACGATGAAGTAGCTGAAACTGCTGAAACAATAGAAAGTGTTGGAGAAGCTGTTGAAGGAACTAACGATCCATTTGGGCCTGGCGGTGAAGCGCCGTCAGCAGAGCAGCAGGCAAAAGATTTAGAAGATTCATTTAACGAGTTAAGCGACTATGCGGATTCACTTACTGATCCAGAAGGCGAAAACAACCTTAAGACAGGCGCAAAGAATAAAGTAAAGAAAGCGCAAAAAGATCTAAAGCAACTTCAAAAAGATCTTGAGGATGGAAGCATTACGCAAGCAGAGGCTACAACCAAGCTTCAGCAAATGATTGCTGAGTTCCCAGATAGCGACTCAAATACTGAAGAAGCTCTTGACATGTGGACTTACCGGCAGACAATGATAGATCTCGAATCTGTGCTTACGGGAGAGCGCTATATGCGCCCGACTGGGAAAGGACTTCCACCTAGAGATGCAGTTGACAGCAAAGGCCGACCAGTTGGCTTTTCAAAGAATGGAAAGTTTATTCGCCTCGGAACTCGAGTCCGCGACAAGTGGGGATTCTCTGGAACAGTTGATTCGTACAACGAAAACGACTGGATTAACGTCAATGTTAGATATGACATTGATCCACGAGATCCTGCCAAGGTAAAGAAAGGCAAGTGGGGTCCAGGAGTTGCGCGAGTCTCTAAGAATAGCCGCACTCTTACCGTCATCGAGCCCGGCGACCGTGAACCATGGATTGACAACGGAAGCGTTCCTGAAAACAAAAAGCCAAAGCAAATAGAAGAGCAAACTAGAATTCATCTAGACATGCTCGAAAAACGTGGTGAAACCGCGTGGGACGGCTCCGAAAAAGATAGACAAGAGCCAGGCGGCGACCTCCCAAAAGCTGAGGCCCCGCAAGGGGCTACCGAGGCTCCTGAAGAAAGCAAAGCATCAAAAGCAGAATTCATAAAAAATTCTGACTTTGTTGACGTACTCGCAGAGTACTACACCACGGCTAAACAAGCGTTCAATAAAGGCACACTTACTAAAAAAGATTGGGACAGAGTACAGTCTTATTTTGGCTCGGATTCAATAGCCGTTAACAACTTTTTACGTAGTGGGAAGCGGCTGTGGCTTACCAATGACAAAGATACTATTGAAAACGTAATCAAATCTATTGACGATATTTTCGATGTTGCTGGTGTTGAATTGCCAGGAAATGTAATCGTATTCCGAGGCATTTACGATGCAGATAAGCTCTTCCCAGATGGCGTAAAACCTGGCGACGTGTTTGACGATCTTGGGTACTCTTCTACAAGCATTAAATCTGATGTTGCACGGACCTTTACCAACACTGATGAAACAGCAACAGTCTTAGCAATAACTGTTCCGAGCGGAACAAAAATGCTAGCAAACAATACAGCTATTCAGGCTGGTCAACAGAAGAAGGAAAAAGAGATTTTGCTGCCAAGAGGATTGACATTTAAGGTCACTTCTGTTACCGAGCGCACTAAGCCGAATAAAGCATATTCATTTTTGCCTGAAACGTACAGAGAAATAGCAGTTGAAATTGTCAGCACTCCTAACGCAAAAGCACCTAAAGCAGAAGAAATACCAGCACCTCCACCATGGAATCCTGACGTAGACGCACCGGAAGAAACAGCACCCACAGTTGCCAATGCAAAACCAAGCGTCGAGCTTGCAGCTGCTGCTGACGATGCGCGCGTATCATTAGATGCGTACTTTGATGAGAGCTTTGACAAGGACGATGTTGAGCAGGCAACTAATAGTTTTTCCTTAAAAAAGACTAGCCACGGACAAGCAGCAGACGCAGTCGTTTACCGCAAAGGCGCTGACGGTTTTGAAGTACTAATGATTTCAAGAGAGTACGGTCCGTTCCGTGGAGCAATGGCTTTGCCTGGTGGATTTAGAGACGGCGAAGAGTCATTCGCTGACACAGCGGATAGGGAAATGGCCGAAGAAGTCGGCATAGTAGCCGCAGACGCGATCAAGCGCACTGACCTCGGCACAGTTCTTGACTCACCAGATTGGGACCCACGTTTTGTAAAAGGAATGAGCGTAGGAGCTGTGGCGTATGAAGTCGATGGCGACAAGGTAGAAGTGACAGCAGGCGACGACGCTACTGGTGCTGTCTGGATCCCGGTACTGGATCTTGCCAATGGAAAATACCCTATCGCATTCGGGCACGCTACGTGGCTTGCAGAAGCTTTTAGAGACAATCGAAAGTACAATCGTAAGTTTGAAATAATAAAGCAAGCATCTAAAGAACGCAATACGCGATTGATTGAAAAAATCAATGCTGTCCGTTCTGATCTTAACGAACCGGTGTTCGAGCAATACGGACCAAAAGCACCAGATTGGGTACCAGAAGGGCCAGGAAGATGGCGTGGCGCAGCCTTGACAGTAGACAGCGATGGTGTCACTATCGCCAATGGTACAGTGTTTGATGACGTTGAAAAACTCAAAAATGGATCATTGAAACCACCAGTGCTTCCATTCTTTGCCCCAATGGGGAGCGAAGATGCGAAGGACGGCGACGGATACTACTTTGCTAAATCTGGCAAGCGCTATTGGGGTCGCTGGGGTGCTGAAGGAGTCTTATTGCGCAAGCAAGGTGCTGGCGGCGAGGTGCAGTACCTACTTGGAAAGCGCGCAGATTGGATTTCATCTGGAGGTGGTAAGTGGGCTTATCCAGGCGGTGCGCACGGGACACAGTTCAACGCCGAGCGCGGTGGGACTACGGGAAGAGCTGAAATACTAGAAGAACTTGGTGTTGAATTGTCGCATCCACTAGTCAAAGGCAGAGAAACAACTGCGCTTACTTATGAAAATCCAATAGAACCTGATTGGACGTACAGAACAGTTATTATTGATGCATCAGATGACAACGTTAAGCAAGTACAGATTAGCGATAATGAAACCTCAGAAGTTGGCTGGTTCACGGCTGACCAAATAAAGGAAATGAATAGCCAAGGAATGCTTCATCCGTCGCTTAATAACAACATTGAAGAAATCTTAAAGCTGTCAGAAAAAACACCAGTTGAAAAGCCAGTTAGAGACTGGAGTGGCCTAGACATAGAAAAAATGGAAACTCTACCTAGTGGCTTAGCTTCCAAAAAAGGCATATCAACATTAGATGAATACTTTGAAGCTGAAGAAGCCTTTTATAGCCTCATTGCATTAGACCGAGAGTTCGATGCGGGGCAACTTGCGGCGATGATTACGCAATCTCTAGAGTCAAGTAATGCTAAAAAATCAATGCTTGATAGGTGGGAAAAAGATCACTCTATGTCGGCATCACTAGAAGATCAACTAACCGACTACATAGATAGCTCTGACAAAATCGGCAACTCACCTATTGCCCGTTGGTTTGAAACAGTAGACTCTGACGCGATCGATCAAAGACAACTCCAAATAGAAGCTGGGTACGAAAAATACTCGGGACTTGGTAAGATAATTGAAAGAACAGGCAGACCTAGAGTTATTCCAGACGTTGAACAAGACTTTACCAAGTCAAATTTTGCAGAAATTCCAAGTCTTATGGCTGCTGCTCAGGCTGTCGTAAACAAGAAGCGCGCAAGCGGAAGTCAAGAGGTTGCAATATCTGCGATGGTTGATAGCGGTGATATTGAAGATCTGGAAGTACGCGCATCAACAGTTGTAGACGAAAATGGAGAAAGAAAACTGCGACTGCGGTACACGCTTACCTCGTGGGCTGGTGTCGCTTTTGGCAATCGTGTTGCTAAAGATCCTGACTATAGAAGAGATGTAGTGAAAATGCCAAGTTCTTTTCTGAATAGCAATAAAGACATTGTTCTAGACAGCGGCACTGCTGTGTGGCAATTTGATGAAGGAGTTTCCTATGTGTGGGATTCAGAAGACCTAGGTACCGTAGAAGATCAAAAAAGACCATTTACAATTACTTTTGTCCAAGCGTCTGACGACCCAAATCAAGAAGAACTATATCTGAGCACCAGTGCTCGTGCACCAAACGCTCTTCATAACCAAGTTGTCATTGATCTTCCGTTGGATGCGACAAATGCTGAAATAACAGATGCGCTAGGACTAGGCGGAGTGCGAGATCCGAGACCGACAACCCAAAAAGACCTAGAAATTGCGGTAGAAAATAGATTTCTTAGCCTTTTTGGAAAAATGACAGATGCAACTCAAAACGCTGAGTCGCAGGGGAAAAGACAAAGAATGCTAGACACGATTAAAGCTGACTGGGGCGTGTCGCCTAGCGATGTAACTGTGTCAGTGAGCTCTACTGGCCATATTGAGTACCGTATTCCAGAGGATGTTGCAATAGAAATAGAAAAGTCAACAGGTGTCAAGTACATGAACCACAGCATATTCACTTCCGCGTATATAAAAGATTATGAAAAACAAAACGAAAAAAAGCCAGGCTACATTGACTACCATAGCATGACTCCACGTCAAAAAGCTGATGTAATTGCTGAAGGTCTTATGAAGTTGATAGAAGCCGGCGGACTTATGTCTACAGTCAGCCGTTATCAAGAAGGTCGGCAGTTTTTTGGAATGTCTTCTAACGAGGATATGGGCACTGGCGGCGCCGACTATGTATTCCTTACACCAGCAGATGACTTCGTGGGCTCTATCGGAACTCCATTTAGAGAAGAAGACGCAGCCATAGCATTTAATGCACGAAATCTGCTCCAAAGAATAGATATATACGCGAACAGGGACGATAAGTATGGCGAAAGAAGAGAGTCGCAAGACATTATTAGCAACATTGGAGTGTACACGCACGAATTCATGACAAAACACGGCGCGTCTCTTGATGATGCTAAGCACATGTCAGTGTCGCGGTTAGTGCGTGAGTCTTTGCTAAAAAAGCTAGCTCAAAAGAATATCAGCAAAATTGGCGGAAGAGACGTGGAAGAAGTTATTGTTGAAACTGGATCAAAAAGAACTCAGGACATCATACAAAGTAATTCTGCTGGCAAAGATAACATTTTATTATTTAATAATTATTTGGAAAGTATTGACGCTGAGCCAGTTAACTTTAACGAGTATGTTGCTACAATAGAAGCGGCCTCAACATCTCTTGAGGGCCCAAGCTCGTCGTACAACAAAAAAACTATAACGTACTACCCGGCACCTGAAGGATCAGTTGTACTAGCTACTAGGCACGCTACTAGCCCTAACATGCTGCTAAAAGACGGTGACATGTTGATCGTTCGGCACCCAGATGGGACACTTTGGCAGTACCCGGCAATTTCTACAGGTGACTATTCTTGGGGAAGTGAGCCGAACGTGATGACTGATAGCGGCCTGGCAGCAACTATAACGGAACTAAGACTGCCTGTTCCAGATGCACCAGACTGGACTAGCAAGCAGTACGTACCTCTTGGAGTTCAAAAATACCCGAAAGAAACACAGCAAATAGCAGCTATTGAAAGTATCAAAAAAGGATTAGCTGATAAAACGATATCTAAAAGTTCTGCTATAGCAAAACTAATTGAACTTGCAGGAATGCCGATAACGCTTGCTTCACGAGCTGCTGTAGTTACAGCGTTGGATGGAATGAAAGACGTAACAGACCCTATGACGTCTGCTGGTCAGCAATTAGAAAACATTCCAGCAAATCTATCGTCATTCATCGAGCGCATGGAAACTAATAACTACATCGCGTCTCCAGCAATTCTTGAAATGACTTCTGGAGAAGACATAGGATCAACTAGAGTAGTGTATTCTATAAGAAAAGAAGCAATAAGCAACGGGCAAGGCGGAAAGCAAATAGCAGTCATGGCAATGACAGCACTAGGCGGAATGTACTTTCCATTAGATCTAAAAACGGGACTAATTTTTGACACTGAAAAAAGTATTGGTATATTCTCAAGCCGTGGTATAGAGTATAAGATAAGAGGATTGAGCCCTTCCGAACAGCACAAGTTGCTGTGAGTAAGACCAACGACAGACGAGGCACTATAGTATGGTAGAGCAAAATAGTAAGCAAAAAACCAAGTGGCCTGAAGCGCTAAAAGAAGGCGACGTTTTGTACGCTATCATGGGAGATGACGCTGTCGTCGAGTACCTAGTCTTTTCAAGCGTTGATAAGAAAATGACATACATTCGCGATAACGGAAATTGGACGCGAATTAGAGAAACTTTTTTTGAAGAAGTTGACGACCCTAGCTTAGTAAATGAGCCAGTTGATATTTCATTTATAGAAGAATTTGACAAAAAAGAAGCAAACGGCGAGCAAGCCGTGTTGTACGAAAAAGAAAACGCTGTCACTGCTGCGGCGCCAGACGCTTGCCCACCAGCGACACAGGATATTGGAATAAATCTAAAAAATCGCAAAAGAGCGATCAATAGAGCGGGGTACGGGCCATTAAATCCTGAAGAGCCAAATGAAGCTTTCTGGCAAAACAAAGCGTCGCTTTGGTCAATTAAGCCAGAAGAAGCTAAGACAAGTCTATGCGGTAACTGTGTAATGTTCACAGTTACTACTAAAATGAAAGAATGCATCGCTACAGGTATTTCACAGGGTGGATCTAGTTCTTCCGACGCCTGGGACGCTATTGATGCTGCACAGCTTGGATATTGCGAAGCGTTTGACTTCAAATGCGCCGCCACGAGAACTTGTGATGCTTGGGTAACTGGCGGACCAATTGATGATGCGAAAGGTACAAATAACAGCAATGATTAACCTTTTTGGAACTTCTGGGAATTACTTACTATTTACTGATGGAAGTAGTGGAGTAATCATCGACACCGCTACAAATACAGTCGATGCGACAGGATCTATTGAAAGTCTGTCATACGCTATGCCCTGGGCAAAAGAAGACATCTCAGCAGACAGCGTGGCACACGAATTAGCTCATGGCGCTCTTGCCGATCTACGAGTTCAGTCTCTTACTGCTTCAGCGCGATTGTACACAATACCTAAAGCTGCACAAGAAGAAGCAAAGCGCGGTCTTGCATGGAGAAAAGAGCACAAACGTGGCGGAACACCTGTCGGTGTAAACAGCGCGAGGACTCTTGCTGCAGGCGGACAAATCGGACTTGAGAAAGTAAGGCATATTGCAAAGTACTTTCCTCGTCACGAAGTTGACAAGAAAGGCGCAGGATACCGAGTAGACGAAAAAGGCTATCCTTCAGCAGGAAGAATTGCCTGGGCGCTTTGGGGTGGAGACGCTGCATGGCGCTGGGCTCAAGCGATCGTAGAACGTGAAAATAAAAATGCAGTTACGTCAGCAGGATACATAAACGTATCAACAGAGACAGATTTGTACGCGCTTTCAATGTCGTACGATGCTGACCTCGCTGCGTTTAAGCAAGCAAGTCTTGCCAATGAGGGAGGACCAACGTTTGCGGTTCGTGTATCACGAGCAGACGACACTATTGACAGACTGTATTTAGTCAGTGAAGAAGGAGATGTTTCTGTCTGGGACTCAAAAGGTTGGGACAACCTAGGCCAGACTGATAACGACATTTTTTCCTGTGATAGGACACTAGATGAGCCAGAGTACTCTGATGCTTCGGCAGAGCACTATCTAATTGATCACCAATCTGCATTGTCTATTTCAGCACAACTGCAGCAGAATCCTTTTACAAAAATATCTGTGGCAAGTCTTGACCCAGAAGAATATGAAGTATACGCGTCAGGCAAAGAAGAAGTAGACTGGGATTTCATTGACGCGATTACAGCTGCCGGTGAAGAATCAATTGGCGGAACTACCGCTGGGCCAGACGATGGGTACACACCAGAGGAACGTTCAGCAAAAGCACGAAAGCAAGTCCGCGATAAAGGCGGCAAGTTTTCTAAAATGGGTGGCCGCGTTGTTGTCAACGGCGACTCAACAACTC